GTCAAACCCTCATCAACGATGGGTTATGTATCTTCGGTAGAGGAAGCAAGAAAGAATTTGGAGAATCTCTTTAAAGATAATAAAGAAAGCTAAACCCCTTTCTCAACGGGGACAAACCTAGTCTATACGGTTTTTCAATACTTGTCAAGCCCTTGTGGTATGTGCTATAATAATTACAACTTATACTAAAAGTTCGATGCTATGCCTAAAAAGAAATCAGAACATTATGTAAACAATAAAGAGTTATTAGAATCTCTTATTGTTTACAGATCTAAAGTAGATAAGGCAGCACAGAAGTATTTTGAGAAGTATGATAAGTATCCTCCTAAGTCTGGTGCATGGGAAGGAAAACCTAGAATTCCAGATTATATTGGAGAATGCTTCTTGAAGATTGCCACTCACCTTTCATATAAACCTAATTTTGTAAATTATATGTTCCGTGAGGATATGTGCTCCGATGGAATAGAGAATTGCGTTCAGTACATTCACAATTTCAATCCAGAAAGGTCTCAGAATCCTTTTGCTTATTTCACTCAGATTATTCACTATGCCTTTTTGAGAAGAATTCAGAAAGAAAAGAAGCAACTGGAAATCAAGACAAAAATTATTGAACGAACCGGTTATGATGAGGTTATGACAATTGATGACGGAGTTCTTTCTGGGAACAATTCGGAGTACAACAGTATGAAAGATGCCATTCAGTACAGAAACGGAAATCGATGAAGGTAGCAATTTTAACGGACAGCCATTACGGCGCCAAAAAAGGTTCTAAGCATCTTCACGATTACTTTGAACTCTTCTATAAGAATGTATTTTTCCCTGCCTTAGAGGAGCACGGAATAGAGACTGTCATTCATATGGGAGATGCCTTTGATAGTCGTAAGTCAATTGATTATCAAAGTTTAGAGTGGGCAAAGAGAGTTGTATTTGACCCTCTCAAGAAGTATGATGTTCATATGATTGTGGGTAATCACGATTGTTACTACAAAAATACCAATAATGTAAATTCCCCTGCCCTTCTTCTCAAAGATTATCCAAACATAAAGACATATAGTTCTCCAACCAATACGAAGGTTTGTGGAATTGATATGACTTTTATTCCTTGGATTTGTAGTGAGAACTATGATGAAACTCTAAAGGTTATTCAGAAGTCAAAGGCAAAGATTGCGATGGGGCACCTTGAACTCAAAGGGTTTCGAGTCAATAAACATCTTGTAATGGAGGAGCATGGACTGGAAGCGAATCTTTTTTCAAACTTCACAAAGGTATTTTCTGGTCATTACCATACTCGTTCTGATAATGGAACTGTGTTCTATCTCGGTAATCCTTATGAAATGTACTGGACGGATGTAAATGATACTCGGGGATTTCATATCTTTGACACCGAAACTCTAGAACATACTCCAATTAATAATCCTTATAAATTATTCTATAACATTTATTATGAAGATACTCCACATCAGACTTTTGATGCCTCTGAGTATTCTAATAAGATTGTCAAAGTAATCGTCCGTAAGAAATCTAAGCAAAAAGATTTTGAGAAGTTTATTGACAAACTCTATAAGATTGGTATTCAAGACCTGAAGATTGTTGAAAACTTTGAGATTCAGGAAAATGAAAACTTTGTAATTGATGAGGAAGAGAATACTATTTCAATTCTGAATCGTTATATTGATGAATCCGAATGTGACTTTGATAAGAGTACTATCAAAGGCATATTCCAAGACCTCTATAAACAAGCTTGCGAAGTGGAGTAAAATGTTTCTTCTCACTCTTAAGGGTCGTAAAGATGATGGGGCATATGCCGTTCAAGACCAATATGGAGAAAAGGTTTTATTCTTATTTGAAGAAGAGGATGATGCCACTCGGTATGCTATGATGCTTGAGTATGATGAAGACTACGAAAAAGAAATGGAAATCGTGGAAGTTGATGATGAACTTGCCATAAAAACTTGTAAGAATAATAACTACAAGTATGCCGTAATTACTCCTAATGATATTGTAATTCCTCCTAAAAATGATAACCTTTAAAAAAATAAAATGGAAAAACTTTCTTTCTACTGGTAATAACTGGACTGAGATTGATTTTCAAAAGAATCATACAAACCTAATTGTTGGAACAAATGGTGCTGGTAAATCTACAGTATTGGATGCCCTTACCTTTGTTCTGTTCAATAAACCATTTCGCAAAATTAACAAACCTCAATTAATCAATCAAACAAACGAAAAGGATTGTTTAGTTGAGATTGAATTTTCTGTGAATAGTCGGGATTATTTGGTTCGTCGTGGAATCAAACCAAATATCTTTGATATTGAAGTAAATGGAAAACAACTTCATAAAGAATCTGATGATCGTATTAATCAGAAATTACTAGAAGAAAATATTCTAAAGGTCAATTATAAATCTTTCACCCAAATCGTGATTCTGGGTTCAAGTACTTTTGTGCCTTTTATGCAACTCACGACTGCTAATCGTCGTGAGGTAATTGAGGACTTATTGGATATTCGGATATTCTCTACGATGAACACTATCATCAAAGAAAAGATTCGTACTAAAAAGGATGAAATAAAATCTCTTGAGTTGAAGAAGCAAAACCTTAAGGACAAGGTTGAAATGCAGAAGAGTTTTATTGGGGAACTTGAGAATCGTGGTAATGCTAATATAAATGCCAATAAACGGAAAATTTCCGATTTAGATGCTGAAGTCGGTACTTATATGACCGAGAATGCCAAGACCGAAGAAGACATTTTCAAATATACGAAAGAGCAAGAAGAAGTTATTGGTGCCGCAGAGAAGTTAGGAAAACTTAATAATCTTAAGGGTAAAATCTCTCAGAAAGTATCTACGATTACTAAAGAGCACAAGTTCTTTAGTGAAAATACGGTATGCCCAACTTGTACTCAAGGTATTGACGAAAGATTTCGCCTAGATAGAATTGCAGATGCTCAAAATAAAGCAAAGGAACTCCAGAAAGGTTTTCAGGAACTTGAGGAGACTATGAAGTTTGAACAAGAACGAGAGCGTCAATTTCTAGCACTATCAAAGGAGATTACGAAACTCAACCATGAGATTTCTCAAAACAATACTCGGATTTCACTCAGTCAGAGACAAATCAGAAACCTTGAATCTGAAGTTCAAACTATTACCGAACAACTTAAAAATAGAAATACTGAAAATGAGAAGTTAGAAGAGTTTAGAGATAATCTTCAAAAAACATTTGATGACCTTTCAGATAAAAAAGAAGAAATCGTTCATTATGATTTTGCATATTCCTTACTCAAGGATGATGGTGTAAAAACGAAGATTATTAAAAAGTATCTCCCGTTCATCAATCAACAGGTGAATCGTTACTTACAGATGATGGATTTTTATATTAATTTCCATCTTGATAGTGAGTTTAATGAGAGCATCAAGTCACCCATTCACGAGAACTTCTCTTATGATTCTTTTAGTGAGGGTGAGAAGATGAGAGTTGATTTGAGTTTGCTATTTACTTGGAGAGAAGTCGCAAGACTTAAGAACTCGGTGAATACCAACTTACTTATTATGGATGAGGTGTTTGATAGTTCTCTTGATGGATTTGGAACCGATGAGTTTCTTAAGATTATTCGTTATGTCATAAAGGATGCTAATATATTCGTAATTTCTCATAAGACCGGACTTGAGGACAAATTCCAAAGTGTCACAAGGTTTGACAAGCGAAGTGGGTTCTCGTATAAAATAGAAACATAAGCAAAGGGAAAATGAAACTTCCAAACTGGCAACACCATTCTCGGAAGGAGCAGAAGCGGAAACTCAAACCGCAGGCACTCCGACAGGCAAAGGCACGACTCAAAGCCTTTAAGAAAAAGCACTCTTCGGAGTGTTTTTTTGTATAAATAATTAGAAAGTTTTGGAAAAATGAGAGAACAAGAAGTTAGAGAGCTTTATGAGGCTTATTTACAGGTTCATCAACCTCAAGAAGAAGTAGAACATCTTGATGAGAATGTTCAAGATGCCGTAAAAGGTGCTCTTGAGAAAGGTGCTAATTTTATGAAAACAAATCCCGTTGGAAAAGCAGTTTCTAAAATTATTGCTCCTGTTGGTGGTGGAAGAAAAACTCCAACAGCAACAAGTGGTGGATATCGTAAAGAAGAAATTGACCTCTTTGATGCCATCCTAGAGCACCTAGTTTCCGAAGGTTATGCCGACACTAATGAGAGTGCTCTGGTCATTATGGCAAATATGAGTGAAGAGTGGAGACGGAGTATTTTGGACGAAGAGAAGAAAGAACTTCCCCAAACAAAAATGTATCGTAAGGCGGGGGAACTTGCTCGTTCGGGAATTGCTACTGGTGACGAAGGAAAGAAGAAAAGGTCTGCTAAAATTGTAAGTGCCATTACAAGAGAGACTGAAAGAAAAAGATTTGATGAGATTGGTAAATCTCCAAAGCATAACTAATAAAAAACCACTTCCAAAACTGGCACACAGAGGGTCCTCAAGACCCTCTTTTTTTGTATAATAGGTTCATAAGACAAACGAACTCCGATGACCGTAAATTTTGAAGTAAAAGGTATGCTCGCCCGTCTTCTGGCAACGGAAGACCTGATTGTGGAACACAAGAAGGTTGAGACTGCCTGCTTTAATGTTCATACACGGGTTCTGACGCTTCCTATGTGGCAGAAGGCAAGTAATTGTGTCTATGATATGTTGGTTGCCCATGAGGTTTCCCATTCACTTTATACGCCCGATGAGGACTGGACGGAGCAGGTTCAGGTTCCTCCACAGTTTGTGAATGTCTGTGAGGATGCTCGTGTGGAGAAACTCATCAAACGCCGTTATGCCGGTCTAGCAAAAACCTTCTATGGTGCCTATCGGGAACTTCAGGAAGATGATTTCTTTCAGGTTGGTGATGATGACCTTTCAACCTATAATCTTGCCGACCGTGTGAATCTTTACTTCAAGGTTGGTAATTTCCTAACTCTTGAATTTACCGATAGGGAGCAAGAAATCGTTGATATGATTGGTAAGGCAGAAACCTTTAATGAGACTCTGGATGCTGCCAAGGTTCTTTATGAATACTGTAAGCAAAAGAAAGAAGAACAAACAAAACTTCCCAGTCTTGATAATCACGAACAGTCTCCCGGTTCTGGTGCCGGAGACCAACCAGAAGAACAAGAAGAACTTTCTCCTGAAGAGGATGGTGAAGGTGAGAGTGATAAGCAACAAACCTCTGGGTCTGAACAACAAACTCAAGGTGAAAAAATTGACAATCAAACTACTCAACAGACTGGTGGAGAACATTCTGAACCAGATGTGAAGACTATGAGTTCTCTTGAGGAAAACCTTAAGGAACTGGTGAATAACAACATTCAAGAAACTAATTATATTGAAGTTCCTAAATTGAATCTGGATTCTGTGATTATTTCTA